GGATTTATTCATACCCTTCATACTATCCACTAAATTTGTAAATTCAGCTAATGTATCTGGGTTTGATAATATTGATGCCGGAGAATTATTATCAATTTCTCCATCCTGTGAAACATATACTTTAGCAACACTACCATATCGTTCCGGCATTGATACTGCTCTAACTACATAATCTTGTTTAGTTACTGCTCTATTTTGAGAACCAAACATAGCTAATGCATTCTGTCTGATTTCTTCAATTGATTCACTTCCTCTACCACCCACAGCCGATTCTAAATTTTCAACTGCTACTGATGCTTTTGAGTCCGTATATGAACCAACTAATTCAGTTGGAATTGATAATAAATCATCATCAAATTCTATTCTTCTTATATTTGTTAAATCTCCTTGATTTATATTAGAAGAAATACCACCACCTACTAAATATTTAATAGTTAATGAAGTATTTACAGGCGCTAATCCAAATGTATTTGTTTTTAAAAAATTAGATGGGTCAATTGATGAATTTAATCTACTTACCGAATTAGCTAATCCTAATCCAACATTTTTAGAATTTGGTAGTATTTGTGCATCATTTAATGAAATATCACCACTACCGAATAATAATGTAATAGTATTATCCGAATTAACTTTTGTTGCAAATCTTCTCGGTACTTTTTGTACTTCTAAGATATATGGAACTGAACCTGAATAATTTGATAAATCACTATTCGAAGAAGTATTAGCTTTTTCAACAAATATACTTTCTTGAGCCAAATATGGAACTTCATAGTATTTGTTATTTTGTGCATCAACTAATGATACAATTTGTATAATATTTGTATCATTTATTATTGTAGATGGGTAATCAGTATCATCTCCAAATGTAACAGTCGTAGATGTTTCTTTAGCTGAAATAACTTTTACTTGCTTTGTTATCAAATATCTAGTAGGCATTCCGTTTAAATCCCTCTCATATACATCAATGGCTCTATCATTTGGATTTGAAAAATCAACTGAATCTATTGTTCTGAATATAACATCAGCTACACTTGTGGATTCAATTTCCATTCCTTCTTTGATTTTTAAATAACATCTATCATCAGGAGCGTAATCAGGAGCGCCTTTAGTTGGTACTAACTGATAAACAGTTAATGTTGTTACTGCCGGTGCAGTTACCTTTGGTTTATACCCCATAGATTGTGCCAACGATATTACATTTTTCCTTTCAGTTGCATATGCCAACATTGATTCTTTCAGCTGAACATCTTGGTAAAATGATAACACATCACCAATTGCTGCAGCTTGTTCAATGAATACCATACCAGGAGATGCTTCATTAAAATCCGAATATGTATTTGGGAAATAGGTTTTTGTAAAATCTACAAGGTTTTGCTTTAATGTGGCAAAATCTTTACCTACATAATTTATGTTTTTATTATCCGAACCCCAACTCTTATTTAAAGGTTTAATTGCCATTATTTATTAATTATTTACATTTATTGTTACTGATTCTCCTAAGTTACTATTTGATTTTAAAGAGAATTTTATATCTAATGCAATTCTATTAGCATCGATATCATTTTCATCATAGTCAAATATAATTTCATCTATATTCAAATATGGTAACCAATTTTCAACAGCATCTATTATAGATAGTTCAATTGTTCTTTCTATACTCCCTTCTACAATTGGTTCAAATAATACTTTCCAAATATCACACCCAAATTCGGGCTGCATTAATCTTTCTCCTTTTTTTGTAAGAATTAAATTCTTTAAATTATCTTTAGCTTGATTTAATGTTGTATAATTTACAGCAAATGCACCACCTTTATCAGAAACTTTATTAATACCTATTCCAAGTATTTTATAATCATTTTCGGATAAATCTACTACATTAACTTTACCAAGCTCTATTGCCATTATTTAAATCTTTTAACTAATTCGGTATAATCCCTTGTTAATGCCTTTGTTAACGCATCTACCCCAGCATTATCACTCATAGGTATTTGATGGTTAGGCATCATATCGGTTGAATAATTCATCGTTTCCCAATCTTCCTCCTTTGTTCTTTGTGGTTGAATTGCATCTAATATACTCCCACCACTAACACCATTCATTGAACCTTCTGCTCTATGAGCGGCTGTAAATGGTTGAGTTGCATTTAGAATTTCGTTTATCATAGGGTCTTTTGAAAATTCCCTTTGAGGTGCTCTTTGCTGAACTTGTTGTACAGGTTGTTGCTTTTTAACTTGTGTTGATGGAACTTCTGTCAATTCTCTTAATGAAGGAGTTGTTGTTTTTCTTTGTGAGTTTAATGTAACCACACCAGATTTGATAAGTTTAGCAAGTTCTTCTTTAACTTGATTCTTAACTTCATTTTTTACAACTTCTTTGATTAAAGTTACTAAAATTTCTGATTTCATAAAAATATATGTTCTGTTTGTTAATAAATATTAAAACTTAAAATTTACCCAATTATACTATATGAGCTCCATTGTAATATCGCTGGAGCAGGTGGAGCAGGTGGTGGGTATTGTGCCAGTATTGACATTGTTCCACTCGTTCCTAATAGATGTAATTTAGCTACATTTACAAATGGACCTATCATTATATTAGTAGGTTCTGTAAATACTAATGTTGGTGGTATAAACCATATATTAGGAATATTAGGTATTAACCCATTTATAGCATCATATGCCATAGCTTCAATCTCTTCTTTTGTTGGTATTTTACTTTCTACTTCTTTTTTAATTTCTTCTTTTGTTGGTATCTTTGGTATGGATATACCTGGTAAACTTATTTTAGGTATAGCTCCATCGATTGTATCTTTTACAAATTGTTTAACTTCTTTTTGAGTAGGTTTTGGATTTGGGATTGATTCAGATAGAGCAACTGCTGTTTGAATTACTGCATATATTGGTTGTAATATAGTTTCTTCTATTGGCTTTATTAATTGCTCGGTTATAATTTTAACTGCTTCCGCTAAAGCTTTCTTCTTAGCTTGCTCTATTAGTTCTTTCTTTTTAGGTAATTCAGGAAATGGGAATTTGATAGATGGTTTAAATTGAGAACCAATTGAAGGTTTTTTCTTTTTAGCTTGTTTTAATTTGGCAACTATTTCTTTACCTGCCAAAATAGCCGGGTGATTTTTAACTTCCGGCGCTAGTTCTTCTTTATTCTGAATCTTTTGAATAGTTTCGTAAACATTTACAGTTAAAGATGGAGCAGGCGCAGGTAATGGAATCTCTATTGTTTTACTTTTAAGAGCATCTTCTAATGCTTTAAGAGCTTCCACCTCAGCTTTATGTTTTGCAGTAGAAATTGCTAATGGTATAGGACTTGGTCCTATATTCATAATTGTTCCTGGTGCAGGTGGTGTCATTTGCCACCCAATCGGTTTTAATAGTGGATTTGGTATTGGAGCCATTTCAGCTCCCAACCAATATGCATCAAATGCTGATGGATATATTTCTTGTAGAATATTAAAATTCTCACCATCTGAATCTGTTCCTTTTTTTAATGCTCTCTTTATAACATCAGCCATACCCTTAACATTCCCATTTATAATAGGAACGCCATAAATCATATCACCACCTCTTTTAATACATTGGTCGTATTCATTAGCATAGAATTCAGCAAATGAATCCGGGTCTTTTGAAAATTGCCCCGTAATCATTGAATTTAGAACATTAACTTTGAATATAGTCCAAGACATTATGACTTACTTAAATAATTTCTTGCTGAAAGAATTGTGTTTAATCTACCCTTAATTGCTTCAAATTCTGCTCTATTAACAGGTCCAGCTGGTGTAGGTCCTACTGGTGTTGCATATATTTGTTTATTTATAGCAGATATTAAATCTTGTAATATTTTTACCAATTCACCACCTAATACCATTTTTTGTACATCTGCACCTGCGGCACCTTCGCCAGTATCTTTACCTAAATAAATTTTACCCCCACTATCTGAATTAAGAAATATTTTATTATTTCCTTTAGAGTGTAATGTGATTACTTTATCTGTATGTAGGTAAATATCTTTTGCAGAATCAACTGTGAACCTACCATCGGTAATAATGCCTGTATTCTTTTTACCAAAGATGATAAATTCATTTGCTTTAGCTGATAAAATTACTCTATCAGAGTTTATAAACAATTGGTCTCCTTTTAAATCCGAAGATGAT